GGAACATCTCGACTGAGACGTTGCAGGAGAACATCGAGGAAAACCGCCTTGAGCAGACAATCATGCGTACGTTCGCAGGCCGCATGGCAGCTGACTTGGAGATTGTTTCTCTGAATGGTGATACGACTGTTGGTACGGCTACTCCTGAAGATCTGTTGAATTCGTCTCTTGACGGTTTCCGCAAGCGCCTGCAGAATGGTGGTATTGTTGTTGATGCTGGTGGCGCAGAAATCAGTCGTGGACTGTTGCGCAAGGGAAAAAGAGCACTACCGAAGTTGTTCCGTCAGATGACTGGTTTGCGCTGGATTCTGTCGGATACGCTGGCTGATGACTGGGCTGATGTTATTTCTGCCCGCATTACGACTGGTGGTGATGCTGATGCCAATGGAAATGCATCTGAAATGCGTGATTTTGCGCCTTTGGGTGTTCCGTTCTTCCGCGCACCGTTTATCAAGGACAATGAATCTGTTAGAGTAGCCGTACCAACAGTCGTATCACCATTCAGAGAAACAATCTCCAAGTCAGCTGCCATGCGGCCTGCGAACGTACGCATGATTGTCTGCTCAAGGCGGTTTTCCTCGATGTTCTCCTGCAACGTCTCAGTCGAGATGTTCCAGTCAGACCGTACTTTGCGGGTAGTAAGCTCAATTTTGTTGAACTTCGGCTTGGCATTCACGACATTGTTCGCATCTTCCGTGTCCGGACGGGTAATCGCCTCCCCTACATGCAGTTTGTCGATGTCCTGCACCTTTTCCCGCATTTGCACCACGCGGATGCTGCGAAGAAAGCTGCTGGCCTCGCGAACGAACGTCAGAAACTCGCGTTGCTGACCGGCATTCATCGTGCCGGTGAGCAAATCGCTCGTCGTCAGTGTCTTTTCAAGAATTTCCTGTTGGGTATGCATGACTTATTCTCCTGTTTTTTTCTTAGTGAAGGCACTGAAGAGCGAATTTTTCCAAACATCCTCTCCACCACCGGCCGTATCTTTCTCAACTTCGTCAGGCTTTTTTCCGCCACCGGAAACGCCGAGAGCTTCGATATGCTTTTTCAAATCGCCAAATGCAGTGCCAAAATGCTTGCCGAGTTCTCCGACAACACTGACCAACTGATCTTCATTGGACTTTTGCAGGCTGGCCGGTAAACCTTCCAGGGTTTTCTGGAGTTTTCCGATAGCCTTCGCTATTTCTGTGGACTTTTCGGTGGACTCTTCACCTTCTGCGGACTCTTCGTCTTTTGCAGGCTCCCCAGATCCGGCGTCATCAGCGCCTTCCGTATCTTTTGCAAGGGCAGGAATCTTGGCTGTAAGCAGGCCAAGCACTTTTTCGGCTACATTTTTAGCCATGGCTTCCTCAGGAGTCGGGTCTTCTTTGGTTTTATCCTCCGCTCCTTCTGTACCTTCGGCGCTTTCGTCGCCAGAAGCAGTGGCTTCCTCCTCAGCCTTAGCCGAAGATTTCGAGAGAGCTTCCCCCAGCTTGTTCAAAAAGCTGACTGCTTTCTCTGCGTTGTCCTTTTTTGCGTCTTCCATGTTCCCAATCTCCTTAAAAACGGAATCGTTATCCTTAAAAGTCTTATCCAATTCTGAGACATCAATTTCAAAGTCAATAGCGTGTTGTCTCAAGTGAGATGCACAGTGAACAGCAAGATCATGCTTAAGTGCGTCTTTTTCCAATAATAACCGCTCTATTGCTTTTGCAACACCTTTTTTTGAAAGTTTATCTTTTTCTGTCCGGTGAGGGAACCGAAACTCCACTTCATCACTGTCTTTAACTACTTTTATCAGTGTCTCACCATCGTCATAAGATGCCTCTTTTGCTACTATTCCGTGCGTATGATCTTCAAAAGGTTTGTACTTTCCATCCATACCGAGCACATGAACATGATCTTTTACCATGGAGGTGCTACCGTCAGAAAAAATATCATGGCGGTGATCTTCCGCGATTGACGTGATATTTCCGGGATCTAACTCCCCATCAGAGTCTTTTATCATGGCAGCTACCACGCCTGCGCGGGGATTTGCCGCTTTATCTTTGCGCGTTACGGCTACATGATCCAGATCAACCTTGTGAATGATCATAATTCCGCCTCTAAACTCCCGTGCTCCGGGCTCAGAAGAGAATTCCCCGCCAACAGAGAACTGTTTATCCGTTCCAGCTTCGCTAGATGCGGCCATAAATAACTTTTTCCCGAAAGAACTGTCATCATCCAGGATAAAATCAGCTATCAGAGAGGCATTATTCCCGTCGTCATCAATAAAGCTCTTTTCTGTCGATATCCCAAACCCAATGCCATCCCGATGCGAATTCATCAACTCAACACCTTTTTTGAGCTGTTTCAGCATGTCTTTCAGTCCACGCTTGGAGAACTGGTCGAAGGTCCGATCCGTCTGCGTATCGGAAATCTTCGCTAAAATGTGCATACGGCCCTCTTCTTCCTGAGCCTTCTGAATGTCAAATGTAATGTAGTCCATGAGAACTCCTATCTTAGCGCAAGCACTTGCACTTGCAAGTAAAAAATATCAAGCTATACCCCTTTCGCGTAAAATCGCGCCATTTTCTCGCCTAATCTCTCCGTCATTCCAATAAAAGACCCCAATATAAAAGCCTTTTCTAGTCTGGTCGCTATATCATCTACCTCTAATTCTACGGCTTCTGTCTCCTGCGGAGCACCTGTCTCCCCCTCCGTGGGCATTCTATCTTTCGCCTTTACCCCTATAAAATTCTCAAACAACTTGAAATTCGGGTCCGCTTGTGCAATTATCTTCGCCACCTGCCAAGGTAAATTAGCGTATCTATGCTCTTCTGGAAGCGGAGGTAGACCAGCTCGCATACGAGCCTCATTAACAGTAAGCTCCGCATTCTCTGATTTTCGCGCATCCATCTGACTTTTCTCATCAGGAGTCAAGACTTCTGGACTATTTAATACGATTTTTGTCCGCTGTGCTCCTAAAACCGGCATAATAAACTTATTCAAGAAGAATTCTTTGTTCTCCCGCGCGGGCTTGAACTCCTGTTCGTTCGTAATTTGACGCCCAATCTCCCCGTTTGCCTTATTTACGTCTTCAGACGTGAAAAATGCCTTGTGAATCCCGAAAGCCTCCAAGATTTCATCATCATTCGCCTTTCTGTACTCCAAAAAACCGGCATCTTCGGACATCCCTATAGTCAGCGGCTTCAGTTCAATCATTCCCTTCGGCTCATTACCTACCGCCATGCTTTTCTGCTCAGTCTGCAAAACGATCACCCGATGCGCATTTTCCGGCCCCTGCTGCTGCTTAAAAAAGTTCTTTATCGTATCCAGGCTGGTTGAGTCCAATCTCCCGCCGGACACCAAAACCGCCATGCGCGGAACTGTATCATTATCAAAGAAAGCATTATTCCTTTCCGCAGACATCCAGTTGCCGGTAACAGCATGCGCCGCCGCCGCCCAGCGGGGCTGACCATAAAAGCTGGAAATTGGAGAATAAATCTTGAACTGTAGCAGCTCTGTTGCCGCCTTTTCATTCGGAGAAACCCTTAATTCTCCCGTATCGGCGGACATATCCCGCCTATCGCCCAATTTTTTGAAAAACACCTTGTCAATACCTATTTCTTGAATATAACCACCCTCCTGTAGAGCTTTTATAGTGTGCCCCGGAACATGCTCCATCTCAATAGCACTACCATTGCGAATAATCTCAAGATAACCCTGCCCCATGGTTTCTTCATCTACTTCTTCCCTGAGCAGTATTTCAGTGAACGGAAGACTCCCTATGTTGTTCAGCTTATCCGTTATTTCTTCTATTTCTGCATCCAAAGCCGCTTTATCCGCAGCCGATAGACCTAAAACACCCTTTTCATCCTTGGCTACCACCGTGAAGCCCAATCCAGCAACATTTCGGGCATACGTATACACCGAGCGCCTTAGACGAGTATTTTTCTCCAGCATCGCCAAATAGATCGCCAACTGAACCGGCGGTTCTACTATTTGAGTAGTAACAGCGAAGCTAAGGCTTAAACGGGAATCTACATCCAGAAGCAGGGCATTTCCGTGCTCCTTGCTCAGTTCTTTCCCGTTTGTCCCGCCTTTTTCCACAAATCCGTCTTGTAGTACCGAACCTACTGGCCTGTGGATAAACGCCCACATAGCCGGATCGCGCTCTTTTAGCGATTTTCCGCCCGATAATCTAGGCCCATCTACTACTACAGCTTCGACAACCGGCAATTTCTTGCCATTTGCCCCCATATTTTCTTAGAGGCGTGTTGCTTTCTGATTAGGGCTGCCGGACAAGTTAAACTTGAACCCGCGATCACCGCCCCTTGCCTGCGCAGCTTGCGAAACATTCCGACGAGTTGTCGGACGTGCATGCGCAACAGTGGGTTTCTTGATCGGGGTCGTGCTCCGTACGGTCATTATGTGCTTTGCCATCAGTATCTCCGTTCAAATTGAATCAATCGAGACTTAATTCTAGCAAAACAAAAACTTAGTCAATCAATAAACCGTAGCTCCAGGTTTTTCTTCCGTAGATTTACCAAATTCATCGTTGTACAACCACTTTAACATCAAGCAAATCAAGGCATCGCAGCCATGATCATTCTTTTTTAACGGCTTGCCGCTTTTGTCTCTTGCGTATCCCAAAAGCTGTGTCAACAAATGCGCCACCAGCTGTCTATGCCCCTTTAACCTCTTGAAAACCAGATACTTACCTATATTTCCAATGCCGATCTCCTTCCATCTATTAAAATCCACCGGGAACACCTTATATCCAGCATGATTTACATCATGATTATTGAACGGATGCGATATATCAGCATAAACCTCTATATCCATACCGTACTCCTCCTTCCAAGCATCCAACTTTGCTATGATCGTGGCCGTCTGACGCCGCGTATAGTACGCCGCATCTATCAAAACTATATCTGCCGGCGCCTTGCCTCCTAAAATCATCGCCGTTTCTCCACTGTGCCCCCAGTCAATTCCACAAGCCAATCTATAATGATCCTTATCGTCATAGACAGCCAAATCTTCAAGATCATGCGCGAACGCCTCCTCTAATAGAGGAGCAGGCCATATCTTTCCGCCCACCTCCGGCCTCCGACATTCGTGCTCTACCCTAAAAATATCGGATCCAGCATTCGACTCCTTCGCCAAGCATATTTCTTTATAAGTAGTCCATCCCGACGATTTCCGCGCCTGTCCTGCGCACCCAAGCACCTGCTCACCTATTATCTTACCAGTGGCTGGGTCAACTACGTGCTCAATCTCCGTCAAATAGCAGTTTCTGCAAATAGCTGTATCGCCTTTACTCCCCGGCTTGACACATTTCTTTATATCCTTCGTATAGTTATCCGTATCCAGATACTCCTGCGGACCACCTTCATAACCTATCTTGCAGGCTTTCATGCTGTCAAAGCAATTCCATTTATACCGCTTGAACCCGCGCTGCTCCGCGTCATCCCATATCTCCTGGTACAAACCAACCGGAACATGGAACGTCGAAACCAGAACAGCATAAAATCCAGGCTCGCTGAATATCGTATTCATTCCAGCCTGAACAATCTTATCCTGAGAAGCATCCGTCGTACAGGATTCATCTGCAATAAATCCAGGTTTATGCTTGCCGCGAACGGACTTCTCCGATGCAGTCGCCAGCTTCAGCTCCACCCCGTTCTTCAACGTAGTTAGCGTCGCCAGCGGCTCCCCTTTTAATACGGCCTTTGCCATACTGGGCTTACAATCCCAGAAATTCTTAGTATAATGATAGACAACTCCAGCCTGCTCAGAAGAATTATGCACCGTGTAGCCAAAACTCCGGAAACAAGAGTCATCCTCCATAACTAAGTCATAAACAGGCCCTGTATAACTAGATATTTCTACTTCTTTCACCCCATAAAAAACTTTATCGCATGTTTTGAATATTCTTCGTGCTCTAACCTTCCTATTAACCTTCTTTTTCCAAATAAAATCATTCAAGAATTCAGCATCAACACCCCCAAAGCGAATTACCCAACCATCCCTCCTGTTAATCGGCTTACCTTTTGGTCCTATCTTTTGAATAGACTCATATCTACGGGGCTTTACCATCGGAGCGAATCCAAGCGCCAACCCTAGATTAAACATGCCGTAGGCCAAATCTTTCGACACTGTAAAAGCAATTACTTCATTAGATAACCCTGTTCTGCCGTCTTTTGCGCAACTGCCGTCACCCATCATATAACCAGCCAACAAATTGAGCCCTTGTGCATAATTCAAACTAGTGATAAAATCTAGCGGCAGCTTCTTCCCGTAGCTCCTGTATCCCAGGGCTTTTTCCAACCAATTAGCTAATTCCGTGTGTCCGAAAACAATGCGAGCTTCTCGCGGCGTAGGGTTAGAGAACCCCGGCTTTCGCTTAAATCTTTGTCTTATCGTCTCCTGACAGTCATCAAGAAAAATGTCCTCAGAGCTGCAGTGAAGTCTTACGGATCTACTTCTTGTCTTTTCTCCTGTCTTTACCCAGCACAGATCGCCCTCTGCCAGCCAATATCCGAAAAAACGACACTCCGCCAAGGAAAAATCTGCTGTACACTGCATTTTAGGCCGACAAACACCTACGGCGTCCCCCTCCCGTAAATCCTTGGCCTCAACCCAAGTCTCCTCGCTACGCTTAAACCGCAGTTTCGCTACTTTTGACCTTTTGTAGGCATCCCTGACAACTAAAATTTCATGCTCTGGCGTAAATTCCATATCTGGCAAACCGTGTAACTTCAAAACAGCCTTTCCATCAGACCATTCCTTCTTAATTACACGCTTTATCCTATTCTTTTTACCTTTCTTATCGTACGAAAATTCCCCTGATTTTACGTCTTTTACCGGCTTGATCCCTGAATCTGTATCAACCAGTGTTTCCGGCAGCAGGCAACCGGCCATATCAGTGCAGCTTTTATGCCGATAAGTCAAGTTCAAGAAAATCAGCAAAGCAACGCAGAGCGAACCTCCGCCACCACGCGGTTTCCATACAATCGCCCTGTTTTCGTACTCATAGAACATATCCACCATGAATTCTAAAATCGGTGGAATAAGATTTATCCAGATTTGCCGGCCATCTTTGACTGCGTAGATATGCTGCACTACCTCCTGCATAGCCTCCTCTTGTCTGGCCCTTAACTCCTTTTTTGTCTCGTTTGGGTGTGATAGTATGATGAGATCGGGCAGACCATACGTGGTGGGATCAAAGACCTTAGCACCCTTCAATATCATGGAGCCTGCAAATTCAAACTCCGTCAGTTCCTCAGCCGATAACTCGGCTAAAATATCAGCAGGAAGCTCCTCCAGTGCTGTTTCCGCCATAATTCACCTCAAACCTCAGTTCAACGACATTGCCGCCGGATCTATTTTTGCTCTCCTCTTCAGAGCTATCTTCAACAACTTTTGCTGATGCTCCATCAACTCTGATTTTCCCATATTCTTCAATCTTTCAAGCATTTCGGATCCTTCATTGACCTCCTCACCCAATTTCGGAAGACGGCCTACATCCTGCATCAATTTCGTCCGATCATTGCGTGCTTTCAAGGCAATTCCATACAAATTTGCCTTTACCTGATGCGATTGGGCATCCGACGCGCTACGCATTGCCTGCTGTTCTATGTACTGATAAAACTGATCATTTTCCGCGACTTTCTGGTCAATAGTGCTCTGATCAATATCCTTTAGATTCTCCTCCCGAAGATCCTTATAGTCTCGCTGAGCAGTTCTTACCGATATATTCAGCGTATTTGCAATAGTTTTCCACTGGAGACCCCGTGCTCTCAGATCAAAAATGGTACTCCGCCTTTGCGCCGAATCCATTTCTTTAACATCTTCTTCTTTATCAGCCATTCCATAATTCTACGGCTACAAAGAAAATATCAAGCATCCAGCCAAGCCTCAGCCAGCTCATTCCAGTGGACGTCCTGCAGAGACTTCTCAAGCAGATGATCGAAAGGCGGCGCCAGCATCTTAGTGAACTGCCTAAATTCTTCATGGATATGAATAGCAAACTCCTTCTCTTGGCCCTTAAACTTCTTTGCCTCATCTCTCCAGTGGACAATAGTCCTGCACATCTTGCGGTAGACCAGCGCCGTCGGGTAGTGATCAGAAAAGTCGCTCATTGATCTTCCTCCCGGTCAGCCATCTCAAGAGGGCGGTCTTCCGCGCCCTGAACTTCAAACTCAAATCCTTCATCCTCATCTCCTATCTGTCTTTCCTGAACTCCATCCAGGATTAAGCCCATTACTATGCTAAGCTGAGCCGCCAAAGCATCCAGCGTCCCCCCTTTCAAAGTTATCTCGGATCTAAACATCCAAAACCAAATTTGCAGCAAGCACACCTTTACGCTGATTACTATAAACGCATGCTTTACAGCATCTATTGCCGCTATGCATACTGGTGAACCATTTCCTGCATCTCAAACATACCCTCTGTCTCTTCAAATGAGACTTCTTTGTTACACAACTCAAAATTAACTCCTTAAAAATAACATTTTACTTCCATAAAAACAAAGTGCAAGCATTTGCACTGCTCATCATCAAGCAAGTGCATGAAATCCAACACCTACATCCGGTCTATCAATCAAATCAACAGTAGCCTTAAAAAGACCTATCGTCGTGTCCTCCTTTACTTTATTAGCTACATTGATTATAACGTACTGTAAGCTGGGCGGGGGCGGGGCATCCACCAGTCTAAGAGCTTCTACTAAACCTACTGAACTAACTTCCATCTCTTTCTCCTAAAAAGGTTTCTCATCATCTATTTCTTCCTGTAACGCCTCAGCCGACTTCGGCTGTCTGTTCTTCTTCGACGTCCGTCTATTATTACAGTTTTCTACAGCTGTCACCATTTTGCAATTAAACGGACCATAACCAAGTTCGTTCTCTGTCCTGTCCAACTGCAATTTCTTATTCGTCCAACCTTCCAACCTTACAATATCCTTCAGAAAACTCATTCTATCATGCCACCGATCACAGACATCAATCCCCCGCCCTCCATAAGTATCATAATTATCAGCATTCTTATTGTAGCACCTTTGCATGATACCTTTATGACGGTTCAGCCACATTTTTCTCAGCGTATCGTCTGGAATAATCTCAGAATAACCGTACCTTTTCTTTACATCCTTGCTCAACTTCTTATCCGCACATCGCCTGCATCTTTTTGTTTCGCCATTAACAAGCGAAAACGATAGAATCCTATATCTCCTGCCGCAATCACAAATTACGAGATAACGGGCTCTTTTCGTATGAGTCCCTTTCCTATACTCGATTACCATCAGGCTATTAAACCTTTCTCCTTCTTCCGCTATCCGCGCCCTCACCCCCGGAAATACTCCAGACTATCCTTGAAAGATTCCATGGCCTTATCCCCCGCTGCCAGAATTCTTTCTTCATGATCCGCCAAACGGATTATCTCATTTCTTGCAGCATTCAGAATTTCAACAAGTTCAATCCTACCAACATGAGGCGATTTTCCATCAGCTACAGTATAAAGTTTTGCTACCATATCCACTATTCTATCCGTTATTTTACTCACGGCAAACCTCCATAAGGCACCAGTTTCTCAGTTTTCTTCAAATACAAAATGTGACGCGGATATCCATCTTTCGTCGTACCCAAACATTTCGGCTTAAACGGCATGATCAGCTTCTCCACCTCCCGGATACGATCATCAATTCCTTTTTGTTTTCCATAGGCCGCTACTACCAGTCCCGCGCTTTGACAAGTAAGGAGTATGGTGTTGTTATTTGCTTTCCCGACCGGAAATCCGGCTTTTGCCAGTTCCTTCGGGTACGGCGATCTCCAAGCATATAGATTTACAAAGCAGATTCCACCAAATCCCCAGTCCATTCCGTAGCAGATCCCGCGAACATTGGTCCGATCATTATTCTTCTCATCAGCAGTACTGGGATTCAGTAAAACGAACACCACCATCGGTTTCATCGAATCCCATATCCTGTAAAGCGTATATCTGAAAATCCTATCTTCTGAGAAATCAGCCCCGATGGTCCAGTCTGTCATGTCGTATTTACTCAAAAATCCCCCGGCACCCTTGGACGCTTAATCCCTTCTATCAAAACTTGTCCAGGTTTAACAATCA